GATGACTAATTGGTGATTCATACGAAAGGATGAAAACCAAATGGCTCAAAACTTAGCAAAAAAATATTCAAGTAAAGTAGACGAAAGATTTCATTTAAAATCATTCACAGAACAATTAGTAAACCAAAATTACGACTGGGCAGGCGCTGTAACTGTAGAAGTGTATCAAGTAGGGGTTGTATCAAACAGCAACTATACAAGAACTGGTACAACTAGATATGGTACAGCCTCTGAACTTGGAACTCAATTACAAACATTAACACTTGCCAAAGACAGATCATTCACATTCACTATTGACCAAGGGAATCACACGGAAGAAATGATGGTTACAAAAGCTAATCAAGCTTTATCTCGTCAAATGAATGAGGTAATGATTCCTGAGATTGATGCACGTAGAATCGCTGTAATGTCTGCGGCAGGTATCGCTAATGGTGCAACTGATGACACTCCTGCAACAGTATCTAATGCTTATGCGTTACTATTGGCAGGTTCAGAAACACTAGATGAAGCATACGTACCACAAACAGGACGTTTTGTCATGGGTACTCCTTCATATATCAACAAAATCAAGCAAGACGATTCATTTGTACTAGCTTCAGAAATGGGACAAAAGATGTTAGTTAATGGCGTTGTTGGAGAGATTGACGGAATGAAAGTTATTAAAGTTCCTTCTACTTACTTCCCTTCTGACCATGAATTTATCATTGGTCACAAAGAAGCTACAGTAGGACCTAAGAAACTTAACGACTTCAAAATCCATGACAACCCACCTGGTATCAATGGATGGTTAGTTGAAGGACGTTGCATCTATGACGCATTTGTACTTGACGCTAAAGAAGATTGCATCTATGTTCAAACTAACGACGCTTAGGCAGTAGTCTGTTTCTAAGACAATCAAGGTAAGCCCCTTCGGGGGCTACCTTACTTAATTAAGAGGTGAAGAAATGAAGAATAAAGAAGCATTTGTAACAATGAAGACCGTACAAGAAAACGTGGGTGATCCTGTTAAAAAGCAGTTAGTTCACTTGCAAAACGCTGATGTATTTCTCAGACATGGTATGATTCCTGCTACCGCTGAAGATAAGAAGAAGTACGAAAAGGTGTACGGAAAGATTAAAAGAAAATAAACTCACAACCATATGGGTCCAAGTCTTAGTGCTTGGGCTTGTTTTGTAAAGAAGGTGAAAACATGACAGCTAATGATGTATGGGAAGATATTAAGGGACTGTTTGACAGATTGTCTAAAAAGGGAGTCTTGACAGACGAACAAACAACAAAAGACTTAGAGCTTAGGGCGATTAAATTCATATCTAAGGGTCAGCGTGAGATGTACTATCAAGGCAATTACTTTGAGAAGTTTTCTTATATCTCTAAACCACATGAAAATGAGTTGGCTGATAATTTCGATATAAAAGAGTTTAAAGGTGAAGACTACGCAACAGAAGAAGCTAATGGACAAGCTTATCACTTTAAGGTAGATAATGACGCTACTGTTAAGCTACAAGAGTTAATTGGTGACACATGGACTGACTTACAAACTATTAGCGCAACATCAGTTAATGGGTGGACTACTTACAAGGGAACATTCACAACTAGTAGAAAAGTAAGATTATTGTTTACAGGTACTTATTACTATAGGTACACGAACATGGCTATATGGGACATTCCATTTAACACAGATGACGTGCCTGACTATGACGCATGGGTTAAGGTTGATATGCCTGATGACTTCATGAACTTGAATAACATTGTTGAAGAATCAGGGCAACAATATGTGAATCAAGGTGATCGTAAGTTTGAAGGACAAAAAGAACTGTATGTATCCTATGACTTTGATGGTGAGATAAGAATCACCTATAAGCCAGTACCACCAGTTGTGACAAGCTTAGATGATACATTAGTACTCGATGATGTACACAGCGAAGTATTAGCGTATTATGCGGCGGCTAAACTAGCACCATTTGAACAACCTGAACTTACTAGCTACTTTGAGGACTTGTTTAAAGAAGGTATGATTAGACACAACAAACCAGTTCAGCGTGGATTTAGTAAGAACGAAGATGTATATGGAATCGCAAGACTTGGGGGGATTTAGATGGCAAGATATAAACCACCAAAGAAACCTAAGAGTCAAACTATCTGGAAATGGCTAGGCGTTAATGAATCAGTTGGCGAGACAGAGATTGATATGGGTGAATCTGTATACCAAAGAAACTTCCGTATCACTAAGAACTATAAGCCACAAAAGCGTGAGGGTTATACAGAGTTTATCGACACATTAAGTGGTCAACCAGTCAATCAAGGGTGGATAGGTAGACTAGGTGCTAAAGAAGTCCTTATATATGACTCTAATGGCACAGTATACGAATACAACTTCGGTACTGAATTATCCTCAACAGTGAGCGCACTTCCTGACGAACTAACAGACATTACATATTTTGACGGTAAGTTATACTTATTAGATGGTACAACCATTTATACCTATGACGGAACAACCTTTGCAAGTATTGATGGGTATATACCAGTTGTTGAGATTGGTGGAGAGCCTGACGGTACAGGGGCTGAATCCTTCGAGGAAATTAATTTACTGCAAGATAACGTGTATGTATGGCGATTAGGTAATGGATCATCTACTCAATTTGACTTACTGTTTGATGTTGACGCTGTTGACTCAGTAACGGTTGACGGTGTATCTGCTACTTATAGCTTTGTAGCACCTAGAACAGTAACTATAACAAGTGGAACTCCTGCTGATAACGCTAATGTAATCATTGAATGTGACCTTGGTTCAAATAGTGCAACAACAATTGAGTCTAACACTAGAGCGGTTGTATTTGGCTATAATGAATCCCAACTATTCTTGTTCGGCGCAGACAATAACACTATATATGTCTCAGGGCTTGGAGATGGCTCATATTACGCTGTTAACTCATTTAGTAAGGTTAGGACACCAGAACAACCTATAACTGATTTAAAAGCCATTAATGACCGTTTGATAGCGTTCAAGGCAGACTCAGCAGATTATACATTTGCACAAGAAAATCCATTGTATTCTACTAATGTAGGACTGAATAAGTACATTTATGAATTCTTTGACTTGAATGATAAGTATGGTTCACTATCTAGGGCAGAAGTTGTTGAAAGATACCCTATGACATTAGACGGTGGAGCAATGCAAAGATGGTCTTATGCTAGTGTAGTTAACAATATAGACCCTTCAAATATATCAGATCGTATTAGATTGTCACTAGAAGACGAAGACCTTTCAACTGCTGTGACATTTAACTATAAGAGACTCAAAGAGTACTGGGTAAATATTGGTTCAATAGTGTATATATACAATTATGGCACAGATGTATTTTATATGTTTGACAGTGTTCAAGCTACTTGGTTCTTAGAGACTGACGATTATATCTATTTTGGAACGCCTACAGGCACGATAGAGAGATTTGAAGCCGATACCCTAACAGATAATGGCACTGCGATACTTGCAAGACTAGAATTAGCTTTTACAGCTTACGGAATGGAAGAATATCTTAAGAACATTCAATTCATTTTTCCTACAATTTCCTCAGCTGATAGAAGTAGTCTGACAATTAAGTTTGCTACGGACGAAGACAACGAAGAGGCTAATGAAGCATTTCGTGATGCAACGTATGTACTGTTTAATTATGGGAATATCGACTATGGTTCATGGGGCTATAACACAAATAGAAACCCTCAATCAGAAACTATTCGTACTGATATTAGGAATTTCCAATATATTAAGTGGATATTCGAGAACGAGGAAGAAGATGAAACATTGACTATTCAAACATTCAAAGCTAAACCTGATGCAATAAAGGAAAGAAGGTGACATAGTGGCAAAACAAAGTATTACTCAATTAACGACTGACTTAAATTATCATCAAAGGCAACCGGATAGACCTACCTTATCAGCTTCAGACTTTAAAGCATTATGCGATCAGGCGGCAGATGATATTAAAACATACAACAACGGTACACTTACCGACGAGTTAAACGGTGATGATGGTTCTAAAAAGATTGGTCATGACTCAACAAACCTAACAAGCGATAACGTAGCTGATGCACTAGAAGAAGTAAGGGATATTGCAGTACAAGCACAAGCAGGTGAGATTACTGATAATTCAATCACTAATGCTAAACTTGCAGTAGATGTTAAAGTTGGTTCACTTGGCTCATTAACAACTACAGTAGACACAGACGTGGTATCCGCTATTAACGAGGTTGACGGAAATATTGACACAATCGACACAACCGTAACTAATCTAAGTGGTGAGGTTACAGTTAATCAAGTTGGCAAACTAGCGTTTGATTCAACTGGTTCAGCTAACTCACAATCTGTTAACACATCGGGAAGATGGGACGCTTCAACTGATAACTTTAAGCTGACAATCAACCCCACAGCTACTAACACAGGAGCATTTCAGTTAAACGTTGACTCATACGGACTAAAAGACGTTAAGAAGTTTGACCTTGATTCTGATGATTATGTAGCACTAGAAGCTGAAGACATCAAAAAGAATACACCAATTGACGTAGTATGGTTAGGAACTACGGAC